AAATCCCCAGGAATAAAAAACCGGACTAAGCTTTAATCAAGTACTGTCTCCCCTATTATTAAAAACATTATTAAAAATTATATTTATGGCAACATTTATTTTTACTCTCCAGGGAACGACTCCGACAGTTATTGGAGCAACTGATCGACTGCAATTCGCTGGAGCTGCTGGCTTTGATTCTAAGGTAACAGTCGCGGCTTACAATGATACGACTCATGTAAAGTCAGCGGCCGATGCTGATGACTCAAGCGGTAACACTCCGAGAAATAACAAGTATGTCTCCGGGACTACCGCTAACTGGGGAGACGGTGTGGAAAATCTTAACCTTATTTTGGATGCTGAGTGCGCGTTAAAACTTAACTTTAGTGATGATGCCAGTGTTGCCGTTAGTGATGCTATCTTTTACGCATACGATGGAGTCACTACGACCGCTGTCCCGACTGGCGTGACGTTTCAAGCTGCTGAACAAGGTGATGCATCTTGGACTAATGCTGAGGGATCAGCGGCAGCCGTTACCCTCGCTGACAGTGCGGCTAATACTTCTCACGATTACTTTATCGCTGTATCAGCATCTCCGGAAAGTGTAGGACTCAAGTCAGCTTTTGCTCTCCGAGTAGAACTCACATTCTCTTAAAAAGATTAAACAAAAAACGAGGCTCTCTGGAGACTCAAATATTCTTATGATAAATAAAAAGGTACGCTGGATTGCCTCACTGGATAACGGCGAGACTCTATACGAGGAGCGAGGTAACTTTAAAACTTTAAAAGGCGTGCTGTCCCCGTGGCAACGTCTTTTATTGTATCTGGATGAGAAAGGATTAAAGATAACCTCAATCGCTCTGACGTTTGACGAGAGGACTCGTTATAATTTACCGAGTGCTGGTAAGACTCCCAAGTTTCATGCTTTCAGTATTGCCGCTAAGCCGGAGAGTTTTAACTTTTTCCGTAAGATGGGAGGTAATGTTATTGAGGGTAAGATTGATCTGGTAACGGCTGATAACTTTGCGGTTATTGAGGCTTTCTATCCAGGTGGTAAAGTGGTCCAGGTTTGGGTTGATGATGATAACGGTAATACCTGGACTCTAATGGTGTAATATAAACGTATTACGACACTAACAAGTAGTTACTGATTTAATATAAATTACTATGGCCGTAGGAACTGATTTAGGAATTGAATACAACCTGTCTAGCACCGCCAATGTCCTTGAAAGTATGGCCGACGACGGTACGCACTTTTACATTTTACATCGCGTTGACAGAGAGGTATATAAGTTTAATTACGACGGCACGTATACTGGTACGTCTTTTGATATAAACGCGCAAGGCGCTACAAATGCTAGAGGCATGGGGTACGCGGTAGACCATTTTTATATTTGTGATTCAGGAACAGACCTAGTATACAAATATACCCAAGCCGGCGTATTTGTATCGTCTTTTAGTGTAGCGTCGCAAATGTCTATCCCTTTTGGCATAGCTTACGACGGTACGCACCTTTTAGTAGGCGACAGAACCGGCATGGTGTATAAATACAACCTTGACGGCACGTATGCCAGTTTAACTATTGACACGACTGTAGAAACTGCCCGATTAGTTGGGTTATCGCACGTAGCTGGTAACTTATACGTAACAGACCAGACGCTAAAAACTATTTTTGAGTACGACGCTGCCGGTGCATATACTGGTTTGAGTTTTACCGCAGTACCGACAGTAGGTAACGCCACTACCTTAAACGGCTTTAGCGTAATGGACGGCGATTTCTGGTCTTTATTTACTAACGGCAGAATGTATGCGTTTGAAGCGCCTGTACCGGCTCCAGCTGGTACAGATGCCAACGCTGAGCGAGACGCTCTCATCGATGGAGTCGATACGAGTCAGTCAGAGCGAGACGCTCTCATCGATGGAGTCGCTACGAGTCAGTCAGAGCGAGATGCTGTAATTGATGGAGTTGCTACGGGTCAGTCAGAGCGAGACGCTCTCATCGATGGAGTCGCTACGAGTCAGTCAGAACGAGACGCTCTCATCGATGGAGTCGCTACGAGTCAGTCAGAGCGAGACGCTCTAGTTACAGGATCTGATACGAGTCAATCAGAGCGAGACGCTCTCATCGATGGAGTCGATACCAGTCAATCAGAGCGAGACGCTCTCATCGATGGAGTCGCTACAAGTCAATCAGAGCGAGACGCTCTCATCGATGGAGCTTTTACAAGTCAGTCAGAGCGAGACGCTCTTATCGGTGGAGTCGCTACGAGTCAGTCAGAGCGAGACGCTCTGATTACAGGAGCCTTTACGAGTCAGTCGGAGCGAGATGCTGTAATTGATGGAGCCTTTACGAGTCAGTCGGAGCGAGATGCTGTAATTGATGGAGTCGCTACGAGTCAGTCAGAGCGAGATGCTCTTATTACCGGAGCTATTACAATCCAGTCAGAGCGAGACGCTCTCATCGATGGAGTCGCTACAAGTCAGTCAGAGCGAGACGCTCTCATCGATGGAGTCGCTACAAGTCAGTCAGAGCGAGACGCTCTCATCGATGGAGTCGCTGATAATAGACAATCTGGTCAGCGAAATGCTTTGATCACAGGTCAAGGACTCGATCCGTACTGCCCTAAGGATTCGCCGTTTACAAATAAAACATCTCCTTACAGTCCATTCCAAAAAAGAAACTGTTAATAATCATGTATAATAAACTATATGGCTAAAGGATACACAACCGAGGCAAAAATTGAGAATTATATACTCACGGAGATTGACGCGTCTTATGCGGCAACAGTTACTGACATAATCGAAAGCGTAGAGGATACTATTGATCTTGAGACAGGTCGTAACTTTATTGCTGACACTACAGCCACCGCTCGTCTGTTTAATGGTCAAGGTGACAGAGCTCTCATCATTGATGATGCTATTGAAATAACTCTGGTCGAGGTCGGACTCGATGACTTTGGAGGATCGTTTCTTACTATAGGAAATACGGGGAGTAATCGGTACTTTACTGAGCCAGCTAATCACGTAGCTAAATTAAAGCCGGTAACTAAGTTACTACTCCGGGACCGGGTATTTACTACAGGCGTGCAAAATCATCGTATCACTGGAAAATGGGGATACTCTGAGAATGTACCAAGTAATATCAGTTTTGCCGCGACGGTGTTTGTCGCTGGTATCTTAAATCAGTCTCGACAGGGAGGGGATCAGATTAAATCTGAACGGATAGGAAACTATCAAGTCACTTACAATTCTGATAACGGGAAAGATAGCTGGTCAGACTTTGAGCGAGCGATGGAAATTCTTAATAATTACAAGCGATATCACTTATAATTTATGACTAGTATCTCTCTATTGTTTACCGAGTCGATATCCGTTACTAGGATGGCCTGGTCCGGGATGACATCGAGCGAGACCGCTGGAGTTACTTTTAANGGTCAAGTCCAGCAATCTCGTCCGGAGACAGCTGAGTCGATTGGAGAGACTTGGAGTAAAGTCTTTTCGATATGGTGTGCTCTTGGTACGGATGTTACTGAGGGAGATAAACTGACTGTATCATCTGGCAATTATGCCGGCGTGTATAACGTCAAACAAATACAAAAAAACGCTCTGGGGAGGAATGGTCATCTTGAGCTCGTTGTAACAATAAGACAATGATTTTAAATATAAAACAGATCGCCGCTTTTAGTGTCGGACTCTCTATATCGATAATCCTTTTTATGCCGTCTGAGACGGCTTATATTAAACAACCTGACACTCCTCAAGTCGATGAGGATCCGGCTTTACTTACGGCTCCGGAGCCTCAGATACTCGCAACCTCTACGAGTATAACTGAGCCGGAGCCGTTGCCCGATGGAGTAATTTGTCTTGATGACTGTCCACTTTTTCTTGATCCTAATGATGGAGTCGAGGCTGAGATTAAAGAATTTTTTAAAGATACTCCAGTAATGATTGCGGTTGCTAAGTGTGAGTCAACATTTAGACAATGGGATACAGTAACTGGAGAGCCACTTAAAAATCCAGGTAGCTCAGCTACTGGAGCGATGCAACTTATGGCCTCATACCATCGGGAGCCAGCGAGTTATCTCGGCTGGGATATAAATACTCTGGAGGGAAATCTCGCGTATGCCTGGGAGATGTTTCAGACATCCGGACTCGTACCCTGGGAGGCTTCTCGTTATTGCTGGGGAAGTGCAGAGGTGGCTATAAATAAGGGTATCTCGGCAGATGAGAGGGTCTCCCCTCCCCTGCTTGCTGTCCATTAAACAGGTCCGAGGTACCCGATTTGAGACATCTCGCTGACAGGGGAGAGGGGAGTGGTATACTTTTATATATGGCAGATAAAAACATTACTATCATCGGGTTAAAAGAGCTCAAAGAAGCTATCAGACGTAATCCTAATCAAGTAAAAGACTCCGCTCAGATATATCTTGTGCGAGCGATGGCTGCTTACAGATCAGGCATTATAAATAATCCTTGGAGAGTCGGTGGTCAAGGAGGTGGAGCTCCAGTAAGTAATGATCCTCGATACCGGAATAACAATAATAAAAGATTTCAAAAAGCGCGGTCAGGTAATCTCCGAGATACTCACCGGACTCAAATTAAAGCCTTGAGCGCGATGATTGGACCTAATACTCAGGCCGCTCCGTATGCGGCCGCTGTACACAATGGGTCAACTCGAGGACTAAAGGCTCGGCCGTGGCTTGACTATGTAAAAGAAAATAAGGATAGAGAAGTGCAAACGCTTGAGCGTAATATGCTAAAATCTATAGTAAGAGATTTAGCTAAAAGATAAATTATGTACGCAATACTAATACAAAAAATAAAAGACTCATTGACTGCTACTACCGGAGTCGCTTCTTTTAGTACTGTGCCAGGAACTGGTATCACTCAGTATCCTCATGTATTTTTCAAGCCTGACGGGTTTACTAATGAGTTTTTAACTGGTCAAGAAAATGAAGTTATTTATAATTTTTTAATGATTGTAATGGTACTTGCTGAGGGGACTGGAGGAGGATCTGATAAAGCTTTTGCTCAAGTGCTCCCGTCTGTAGTTGATAACATTGTTACTCGATTTAATGCCGACTGGAATGGAGGAGTCGTTAATGGCCATAGAATTAGAGTCTTAATTGACTCAGCTGGTGCTTGGGAGTTATCCGAGGAGGATAATGGACTGGTTGCTTATGCTCCTCTCTCAGTGCAGATTAAGGTGGTTGTTGACGTATAACATATGGTATTATTAGAGTAATAAATTTATCAGAGATTTATTTTAATATATTGCTTATGGAAATTATCGGACGACAAATAGAGATCGGAATAGCAACTGAGGCAACTCGAGGAACTGCTGAGACTACCGCTGATAAGTGGGGGCGTAAAGTTACAGCTAACGTGGTCGAGCGAGCGACTCATGCTATCGACGAGACAACTCGAGGACGACTCGAGGATGGAGAGGGTCGGCGAGTTGTACAAAGACATATCGAGGGAGACATGGAGGGGATTGCTCATGCTGATATGATTGGTTATCTTTTTGCTAACATTTATGGACTTGCTGTAACGACAGAAGTTACCGCGTCTGAAGCTTTCTCTCACGTCTTTAACTTGAAGCAATCTATCCAACACCAATCTCTGACACTATTCGCAAAAGATGGCTCAGTCCAGCAATCTACTTTCGCTAATGCGATGATTTCAACTCTTGAAATTAGCGCGACCATTGACGATTATGTCCGATTTAGCGCAAGCTTTATCGCGGCAACGGCAGCCAGCAACTCAGACGCTCCGAGTTACGATACTGAGTATGACTGGATTGCTAAAGATATTGAGGTCAAACTAGCGGAAACTGCCGCCGGTCTCACTGGTGCGACAGCGGTTAAAGCCAAAAACCTGTCTGTTACTTTCGATCAGGGTCTTATCCGGGATCACGTTGTCGGCTCTCTTGGTGCAGATGACGTATATAATGCCAAGATGATGATTGAGGGGACGATGACTCTGAACTTTACGGATGAGGTGTTTAAAGATTATTACTTAGGAGATGCCGATCTATACATGAGTATCACCCTGACTGGAGATGCTGACTTAGGATCAGGCGATTTGCCGACACTGACTATCTTATTTAATAAGGTACAGTTTCAGGACTGGAATAGAGACGGAGCATCGGCTGACTTGATTACTCAAGAGGTGAGTTTCCGAGCGTTTTATAACGCTGCTGATCAAAAGCAGTCACAGGTTACACTACTAAACGCAACGGCAAGTTATCCGAATGTACCAAGCTCATAATCTTAAAAGATTATGCACACTGAGCGCTATTATGGCGCTCTTTTGTGTAGTATGATAGAGTATAATCGTATGGATAAACAACAAACAACAAAAGAGGTATCTGACGACTTAATCAGTATGGGTATAAAAATGACAATGGGTATCACCTTGCCAGTTTTTCTCTTTGTATTAGGATTATTTATGATGCCTTTTGGACTTATTTTGTGGGTTATAGCGATAATAATTTTTACTAAAGTATTTGCCCCAAAATAATATGCCAATTTTAAAAGAAAGAGCGACAAAGACAATCCAGCTAAAAACAATAAAAGGAGGAGAGGTGGTGATGTATACCAGTCTCACCGCTGCTGATGCTGAGTTAATGAATAAGCTACAGATTGAGCATCCTATTACCGCTCCCCTCCAGATATTAATTAAGAGTTGGAATATTACAAACGCTGACGGAATAGTCCTTAAGATCACTCCAGGTAATGTCGGCATGTTAAATCTGATCGATGTTAATCATATTGTCGACCAGTCGGGGATAAATCAGGGTACTTTTTTAGCGCCGGAGCCGATCGAGACTGGCTCAGAGTAAAAGCTCGAGTTTGCCGGGAGTATAAATGGACTGAGCAACAGTTTGATAATACAAGCTGGGACTTTATTGATGTTATACTAGAGACATTAAAACAAGAGTACGACGATAATGTTAGACTAAATAAAAAGTATGGCCGAAAATCGTAAACTCAATATCATAGTCGACCTGGTAAATAAAGTATCAGGGAAACTCACTCCACTGGAGCGAGATCTTGACCGTACTAGCAAGAAGATGACACAGGTCGGCCGATCTATGACTATCGGACTAACGGCTCCGTTAGTTATTGCCGCTGGTCTTTTTGTTAAAGCGGCCGCTGATGCTGAGGAAACCGAGAACAGATTTAAGCAAGTATTTGGATCTCTATCCGATGATGCTGGAGCGTTTGCTAATGAACTTGGGGATGCAGTAGGCCGCTCAAGTATTAAGATAATGGATGGTCTTTCAACCTTTCAGAGTTTTTCGGTCGGTATGGGATTCGCTCGAGAGGGTGCAGCTGAGATGTCTAAGAGTATCCAGACGCTTGCTTTAGACTTTGCATCGTTTAACAATATCTCCGACGATGAGGCGATGCAGCGGTTTATTTCAGCACTCTCAGGATCTTCAGAGGTACTCGATCGTTTCGGTATCAACATTAAGGCGAGCGCTCTGGACCTTGAGTTACAGGCTCAAGGTCTGGCCAGCTCGACCGCTGAAGCTACTGAGCAACAAAAAGTTATCGCGCGTTTAGCAATTATAATGCGAGCGATGACTGATCAGGGAGCGACAGGTGACGCTATCCGGACTCAAGACTCTTTTACTAATCAAATGAAACGGCTAAACGATGCCTTTTTAGATTTTAGAGTCCAGTTAGGGCGTGACATTATACCGGCTTTAGTTGGATTGGTTACTGCTGCCGGTAATGCTTTAGAGAAATTTAATGGTCTGTCTGACGGAACTCGTAAGTCAATCCTTGTTTTTGCAACATTTTTATCCGTACTAGGTCCGGCCGCTCTTGTAATTGGTGGGGTGACTAGGGCAATTATCGCTCTAAGGACTGCCATGATAGCGGCTAGAATCGCCTCTCTTGCCTTGTTAGGACCTTTCATGCTAGTCGTTGCGGCTGCTGCCGCCGTTGCCGCTATGGTAGGCATAAAGCTTTTTAGTGCAACTAATGACGCGACTAAGTCGACAGCTGAGCTTGAGGCTCAAATTGCTTCACTTGCTCCGACTCTGCCAGAGCTTGCTGGAGGTGCTAACGTAGCAACCGGCGCTCTTGGTAAAATGGGAGAGGAGGCTACAGCATCCGCAAAAAAAATAGCAGATTTACGTAAAGAGGCGCTAAAGACATTCCAAGATCTCAACGATGACGAGGCTGACTCGAAGCGGTCTCTTGCTGAGTTATACGTTGATCAAGAGCAGAAAGTTTCTGATATAAGAAAAGAATTAAGGAAAGCTGAGAGAGATAAAGATAGTGACCAAGCGGCTGACTCTGCCAGAGAGCTACGCAAATCTCTTGCTATTGAAACCCAGGCGCTAAAAAGTGCCAAGTTTATACAGACTCAGTTTAAGGCTGAGGTTATTGAGGCTGAGAGACGAGCTGATTTGACTGCTTTTGAGAGACAAATTGAGGATATCCAATTACGTCGCATTGAGAGACTTAAGGATCATATTACTCGATTACAGGAAATCCAGCTGGAAATCAAAGCTGAGGATGATAAAAATAAAGCAATCGCGGCCAGTTATGCCTCGTCTCAAGCTGCCATGAGAGCCGAATCAGACAAGACAAAAGTTAACGCAATTAAGAATATAACTGAGGAGCATGCAGCGCTAAATAAGTTAATGCGATCAATGAACCAGTTAGGAGACAACGCTAACAGTACGCAATCTCTACCTCGTGGACTCTCTGGAGCTCGAGCTGAGGGTGGACCGATGGGAGCAGGGAAATCTTATCTCGTCGGAGAGAGAGGTCCAGAAATCGTCACTCCTAACGCCTCATCTTTTGTCACGGCTAATCACCAGATGGGGAATGGTGGCGGAGGTAATCCGATTGTTAATGTATACCTTGATAGTAAGCAGATTGCCGCTCGAGTTGAGTCTGGCATCGCTAAAGCTATTCAGCGACGTATTCGCACTACCTAATATATGTCTTTAGTAATCACAATTAATTCAGTTGATAGAACTCTTGATATATCTCAAGAGTCTTTGAGTTTAGATATAGGGCTTAGCAAATCACCATCTGTCCTGGAGTTTGCGATGAGAGGTATTAAATCGTCAATTCCGGCTCCCGGACAGACAGTCCTTTTAACTGAGGGTGGTATAAACATTTTTAAAGGGACAATCACTGAGAAAGTTGAGGAGTTAGTCAATGGCCAGATGATGTCTGAGTATCGGTTTATTGCGGTAGATGGCTTTCACGAGATGGACAGGCTTCTAGTACAAAAAGCTTACAACAATACTAACGCGACGGCCGTCGTTCAAGACCTCGTTAATAACTTTATGTCGGGCTTTACCTTGGATGCTCCCTTCACCTCTCCGGCGATTAATACCGCTCGCTTTAACTATGAGCAGCCGTCACGTTGTATCACTAAGATAGCTAATGAAGTGGGATGGGATTGGTACGTTGATGCAGAAAGTGTAATCCACTTTTTCCCCGGGGGTACAATCCTCGCTCCGTTTGATATTACAGACGATAACGGACGACTGGAATTTAATACGTTAGAGTTTGAGCAAAATATAACGGAGCTCAGAAATCGTATTTTTGTTAGAGGGGGAACTTATGATGATCCTATATCCGAAATAAACGCGATTGACTTGTATGAAGCGAACGGAGTTGATCAGACGTTTCCTTTAGTATATCGATATAGTGACGTCCAGATTACTGTTAATGGTGTCGCTCAAACCGTCGGAGTGGACTTTATTGACAGGCTTGTCGGAGACACTGTATCCAGTGGCACTACTGACGGGATTACTACTAATCAGCTCATTAATAGTACAGCTACGTTTGTAACCGATGGAGTAGCTGTCGGGGACCAGGTCCAGAATACAACTGATAGCACGTATGCTATCGTCAGCTCAATTAATTCTGAGACGGCATTGACTTTAAATAGAGACATCTTTATATCCGGTGAAAATTATCAAATACGAGACCGGCTGGTCAACTGTTTGTATAACTTTCAGGAAAAGCTGGTCCGGTTTCCGGAGGGTACATTACTCGCTCTGGATATTTGTCGAGTATTTGGTGATGCTAAAATTCCTCTTATCGTACAGGCTGAAGATCCTCAATCAATCCTAGCGTATGGTGTGCGAGAGGCTATTGAGATTGATAATACTATTGACTCAATTCAAGAGGCTGAGTTGTTAGCGTTTGCTCGGATTGACCAGTGGAAAGATGGATCTAAAGAGGGCAGCTTTGAGACTCGAGAGACCGGACTAATGGTCGGAATGTCAATCACTATTAATTCGACAAAGTTTGGGATTAATGAGGTCTACATGATTAATAAAATCAGAGGCACGATGAACGGATTTGACCAGTTTATTTATAATGTTGATTTTCTTAAGTCGGGAGAGACAACCTTTACCGACATTGTAATCGGCCTAATTAATAAGTCCCGAGAGTCAATCGAAATCTCTCCTAATGAAGTAATCCAGCGTTTCCGTAAAGTCGAGGACGCCTTTAGTATGAGCGATGAGATTGTCAGCGTGACTACCACTGAGGGACCTTATGGATATGCTCCGGTTACGACTAAAACAGTGGCAAAGTATAACTTTTCGACTTACTCATAATGCTACAATATGGACATGCTAAAAGACAGCTTCAGTTTAAAGGGCGAGGTTAAGTGGATTAAGTCTAAGAATGGAATCATTCTCGCTGAGTCTGATTTTACGCCTAACAAAATCGTCGCTAATACTGGTCGAGGGATTTATATTTTCCTGGACCGGCTGGCTGCAATAAATACTTATTCAGCTAATATAACTCATGCTGATATCGGAGATGATGATACGGCCGCGTCTGCATCTGATACGGCTTTGGGTAATGGCCTCGTCCGGTCTCAGGCCGGAGCGGTGAGTCGGTCCGGTTTGTCTGTAAGCTTTCGCTTTTTTTATGCTGACACTCTTACTCCGGATGATACCTATCCAGAGTTTGGCATGTTTGTCGATGGGAATAGCACTCTCGGGACAGGCCAGCTATTTAATCATCTCATTTTTGGAACTCCTCTCGTCAAAGCAACCGGCGAGGATCACACGATTGTTTGTCGGATTAGTGGTAGTGTATAATAAATCGATATGTCAAAGCCTCAACAACCAGATGCAAATATTGAAGCTTCTGACTTTATCAATAAAGCAACCGCTAACGCCACTCCATCTAATGATGAGGGGCGTGTCCCTGTCTTGGAGGCGAATGGAGAACTTAGCCCTGACTTTTTACCTAATCAAGTCGGGGGCACTGGTGCTGACGGCGCACTCACAATATCATCTGGCACGACCACCATTGACTTAGGCGGTGCAGCCTTATTTGTGAGGAATTATACTACTGTTAGCATTACCGGCACTGGCGTACTAAACTTTTCAAACCCACACGCGAGCGGAACTATAATCGTGTTCAAATGTACTGGGGATTTCATCGTCACGTCAACTGCAGCTAGAGCCATTGATTTGCGAGGCATCGGTGCAATTGGGGCGAACATACCGAATGGAGTAGAGCTAGGCTATACAATTCCAGCAGCCAGAATAGGCGGTAGCGCTTTTACGTCTTCTCCGTATTACAGCAAATCCCTTGATCAAATAGGACAGCAAAAATCAATAAAGATAGCCTGCGGTGCTGCTGGCACTAATGGTAGTGACGGCACTGGCTTACCTATTAACCAATTCGGCATAGGTGGTCGCGGTGGTGGTGCTTTTCAAGCGGAAGTGAGAGGGGGCTACAATGTAACGGCAACGCTAGACGGTAGTGGACTGGCTGGTACTAATGCGAATAA